GGTTTGCTTTTTCCGGCAACATCAGCGTATCCGGCGTTTGCAAATCCGATGGACGTCTGCACTTCGGAACCATTCTTATCGAACTTGGCAATCCCGACGCCCCCGCGGATCGCGTCAACTTCCTCAGGCGACGGAAGTCTGGATCCGAACGCCGTATACTTAAACGGCGCGTTCTGAATCCCGTCTATGGCGCTCTCTATAGCATCTGCCATAATGCCCGCGCCGTCATACAGCCCGGCAGCGGCAGCGCCCTGTGCGCCCTCTTCAAGCGCCGTCAGCATCTCGCTGAGTTCGCTCATACCTTCGATCTTGGCTGTGATCGCCATCAGGCACCACCGCCGTCCTGCACCCAGCAAGTCCACTCGATGTGGAAAAGCCCGGTTGCGTTTTCGTGCGTGGAACTGTTCATTTCCCAACCGGACCCGCAGATCTCCGTCAGGATCTCCTCAACAGTTCCGATAATGTCATCCCGATCGGCCAGCATCCTGTAAAAAACATCCACGCTTGCCGCCCAGCTCCGGTCGCATTTCTGCCCATTCCCGTTCAGCTGTCCGCTTTCAAAGTCCAGGCTCACTACTCCGTATGTGCCGTCCGGCCTTGCCTTCCATCCGTATTCCGCAAAAGGAATATTGGTCAGCTTCAGCGCCGCGACAAGGGCCTCGTACTCGCTCGGCATTACGAACCACCTCCAGCCGCGTTCCGGCGAACCCGCTGCAGCGTCAGCTCAATCCCGTCCGTTTCAGTTACGTAAGTCCGGAGGATGTCGTACCGCACCCCGTTGATCTCACACAGCCGCTCTCCGGCGTACTCGAATTCTTTGGACAGTACGATTTTCAACTCCGGGTTCAGGCCCTGGCCCATCGCGAGATAGGCTTCCTGCTGTCCGATGGAGCGGACCGTGCAGAATACGGTCCTGCTGGTTTCCTGCAGTTCCGTCCCGACTCCGGCGGCCTCCGGGCTGACTGTGATCAGGTCGCACACTTCAGCGCGCATCATCCGCAATCACCGCCCCAGTCCGTGTATCCGGTGGCGTGCATCAGCTGCACTTTCTGGGTCTCATAGGATGCCAGCAGCTTGTCATAGTTTGGCGGGTTGCCAAACTTCGCCGCGACATACGTGAGAATCGCCTCAACAGCCGCCGGATCTTCAAGCGTGCTGTTATCCGTATAAACACCATTGCTTTCGGTGAAATCCACGATACCGGGCAGCCGCACCCCGGCCATTTCCAGATCGGCGTATCCGGCGCGGATCCGCCTGACAAGTTCAGAGTCGAACGCTGTGGTGGTAATCCACAGCGCCTTACGTGCTTCGCTCAGCATTGCGTTCACCTCGTTCGTGTTCCTGCCATGCCTCCCATTGCTGCCAGTCGCAGACCATGTACCCGCGATGCCCCATCTGGATGGACGGATCGGCCCAGAACTTGTAGCCCATGGCGGTCGCCCTGGCGCAAAAGCTCATATCCTCCCCGCACCGGATCAGCGGCGAAAACAGCGCGCTGTATTTATCCATGACCGGCTCGATCATCCGCGTACGCATCAGGCATCCGCCGAATCCGCACGCTTCAACCTCGAAGATGTGATCCTTTGGGTAATATAGGTACTGCGTCTGCTCAGGCACGCCGTGCGTTTCCGTCCGCTTGAACTTTTCCCAGATCACTGGCCTGTATGGCGGCTTCCGGAAGTGGTAGATCCCGGTCACAAAGTCCCGGTCACCCTGCTGGATATCGGCCATCAGCCTAACCATCAGGTCTTCCTGGAACACCATGTCGCTGTCGAGCCACAGGATGTAATCGCATCCCGCGCTGATCGCCTTCCCGGCCAGTTTGTCCCTGGCAAAATTCACCAACGTCCCGATTTCGAATTCCACGACGCAATCGCCCACCTTGGCCATCTGTGCCAGGCTTCTGGCGAAATAGGCATCGACCGTATCCATGCACGGCACGGCAATTAACGTTTTCATTTCTCTGCCCCTTTCGCCCCCATTCAAAAGGAAAACCCAGGGGGAAGGGAAAGGGGCAACCCTTCCGCCCTGGGCTATCTTCAGGCCGAAGCCGTCGGATCAGTTTTCTTCGCCGCCTTTTTGGTGGCTGTTTTTGCTTTCGGCGCTTCCGCTTTTTCGGCTTTCACGCCTTCCGCTTTCGCAAAAAGCATCGCGATCAGCTTAGAGCCGCGGTCTTCCGGCACTTCGATCACGTCTCCGACCTTCCGATCGGTAAAGGTCTTCAGGTCGTAAAAGGCCCTTATCACCGTAACCTTCATCCCGCGTCACCTCCCGATCAGCCCGCCGTGGTGGCGCTGGTGACGGAGATCTTCGCGAAGCTCTTGGGCGCGATCAGCTTGCTCTCATACCGCGCATAGCCGGAATAGATGATCACGTGCTTGGAGATATCCCGGTCAGTTTCGACCATGACGTCCTGCACAACGTTGCCGACCACGTTCTTGGGATAGCCGACCAGCAGCACATCATCCGCCAGGCCGTCTTCGACCTTCACAGGAGCGCCCAGCAGGCGGCCCTGGATGCCGGCGGTTGCGTCAGGCTGGAAGATCAGATGACCCTCGGTGTCTTCCAGGGTCGCCAGCCGGGTGTAGATGGTCTTGTTGGTGCCGTAGACCACAGCGCCGCCGTTGGCGTTCTTCAGAGCGCCGAAAGCGGTGGCCACATTGCCATAGGTCAGGGTGCTGTTCAGCGCCACGACCGTGTTGTCAGTGGTGTAGTAATCGGTCAGGATGCCGGCGATGGTGTCGCGGGCCATGGCCGCGCCAAGGCGGGACGCGATCTCGTTGGTCAGGTAGGCTTCCAGGGCGTCGATGCTCATCTGCGCCATGGCGTAGGAGATCTTGACGGTCTTGGAATAGTCATTCCCGTGCAGAGTCACGGTCATGAAGTTGTTGATCTCATCATCGTTCGCGGCGTTCTCGCTCACGGAGGTGGCGTCGCCCTGCGCGATCGCGGTATGCACAGGAATGCTCAGGTAGGTGTTGGTGCGGTACAGGGTAATGTCACCCAGGATCGCGTGCTGCTCTTCGATCAGGCTCCAGATGTTGTTCAGCATCTCGGTGGGAACCAGCAGCCCTGCGCCGTGGTTGTTCGCGGTGGTGTCGCCGGTGGTGGCCACATAAGCGGTACGCTCTTCCTGAGTCAGCTCGTCGCCCCGAAGGGTCTTCAGGAACGCAGTCCGGTATTCCGGAGACGAAACGTTATAGTTCATTTTTCTATCCTCCTCGAAAATTTTCATGCCGTCCATCTGGGCGGCTTCCTCAGCCTTCCGCGCCTCTTCGGCGGCGGCATCCTTGCGGGCCTGAATCTCGGCGTCGATTTCCTCAATGGCGGCCTTCCTGGCCTCCAGATCATCGGCGCTCAGCGCGTCACGCGTTTCAGGCTCCTTCATCTCCGCGATCAGCTCCGCCCTTTTGGCAATCAGCTGCTCGCCATTCATCTCGGAAAAATCAAACATTCGATTCTTCCTCCTCTCCGGAGCCTTCATCCGGCCCCAAGTATTCTTTCAGCCAGTCCAGAACCGCCGTCCGGCGTTCCTGCTCGGCCTGCGCGTCCCGCTCTTCCTGCAGCCGCTGCTTTGCGCTCTCCAGCGAGGCCCGCGCGCTATCCAGCGCCTGGCCTTCAGAAGCTGCCTGAATGTCGGTCTGCTCATATGCCGGGAAAGCGACCGCCGACACCTCAAACACCTTGCGGATGCTCATGATCGTCCGCTTCGGGTATTCGCTGTCGAGGTCTTCCCAGCTATCTTTATCGGTGTCCACCGCGAATGCGAAGCTCATGCCGCTCATGTCTCCGCGCTGGACAGCGGAATAAAGCGCCCTTGCCTCCGCGTTGTTCTCCGTATCGAGATCAACGCGGATCTCCATGCCCCTGTCGGTTACAGTCATCTGCATGGTGCTGTTTTCGTTGTTGTTCCGGCTCCGGGCCAGCGGGATCCCGCGGTCGTTATGGCCGATCAGGAAACGCACGTCCTTCAGATCCGCGCCGGCAAGCGCCTGATGGTCGATCCGTTCCTGATACCATCCCATGTCCGTTGCCTGGTCAAAAACAATCGGCGTTCCTGTGATATAGGTCCCGTGCTTTTCGTTTTGCTCAGCGCGGACCTCAAAATTAAACGCCCGAATTTCCTTCTCCATCATCTTCACCTCCGTCGCCGGAATCGTCTTTCCCCTCGTCAACCATGTAATACTCCCCACGGATCGGCGCGTGCTGCCCGGCCCCGTTCGGGAGCGGATCATAGTTGAACAGTTCGCGGATCTCGTCGATCATCAGGACGCCGCGGTCGCCCAGCTCTTTCGCCATGCTGATCTTCGACCCGGTCGCCATGTACTGCAGCCGGTTCGCCGTGAACGTGATCCGGTTCCCGCCGTTCTGTTCCCGCTGCGTGAATACCATCCGGGTCAGCGCCTCGCTCAGTTTGATCGAGAAGGGTTCGACGCA